CACCCACCCACCCTTCGAAGGAGACCACCATGTATTACGACTACACCAAGTCCATCCTGCCGCCGCGGGAACAGCGCCCGACGCGCCGGGGCAGCTACGGCGGCTTCATCGGGGCCATCCTGATCGGGACCCTCGTCTGGCTGGGCATCGGCTACGCCGCCTTTGCCGAAGGCCGGGACTGGTCCCAGCCTGAAGCTTCGGCTGAAGCCGTCGCGGTTGCCGAGAGCAACGTGGCCGTCAACACCGGGGCCGCAGCCTTCGGCGGCGGGGCCACCATCAACGAGACGCGCCAAGCGCCCGCGCTGGGCGGTCTTGCTCTCGGGGGCGGCAACCCCTGCGCCTACAGTCCCGGGACCATCCAGATCACCGCCATCGGCGGCGGCGCGGGTGTCGGCGGCATGAGGATCGACGAAGCCTGCTCCCTTATGGTCCTCGGGGTCGCGGCGGGCGATGACCGCGCCTTCAAGGCGGCGGGACTGGTCATCGCCGGGCGCAATGCCGAAGCCTGCGAAGCGATGGAACAGGCCGGGATGCTGGACTGCGTGACCAAGGAGGACCGCAAGCTGCGAAAGGCGTCCACCGCTGCGTCCTCCAAGGGCGGCACCGGGACCGGCGCGAAGTGCGAACTCGCGGGCAAGACCCTGACCTTCCAGCCCACTTCGAAAGCCGCGCGCAAGGCGGAACTGTCGGCCTGCAAGGCGAGGTTCGGCCTGTGACCGGGGTCCAGAGCCTCGACTTCCTGATTGTGGCAGTCGGCAGCTTCGTCGTCTGCTACGTCGTCGCGCGCATCTTTTTCTGACTGCCTGCACAAGGGTTTACTGCCCCCTTGTGCTTGACTTGCCCGCCCTTCGGGGCGGGTATTTTTATCCCTTGACACCCTGTAATAGGTAGGGATATGGTCCGGGGACGAAACCCAAAAGGACCATGACCATGTATAAGCGCGAACCCCAACTCTCCCTTGCGGACGAAGCCCTTCTCTGGGCTTTTGCCCACGAAACCGGGCGCATAAACCTCCGGGAAGACACCCCAGCCCTTCGCGTCAGCGGCACAGGCTTGGAGCCTGCCTTGGGGCAAGTCCGCGTCAGCCAGATGTGGGTTGAAAAGGACCAACTGGTCCTGAAAGTCTCTGCGGGGACCGAGAAGCGCCGCATCCGGGCCACTTTGAGCATCCCGCTCTGCAAGATCGACCTCGCCCGGTATCTGGCCGCAGAGCCAATCATGCCCCAAATCAAGAGGAAGGCGGCAAAATGACCAAACCCGAAGAGGAAAAGCGCACGGCCATCATTGAGGTCTGCGTGACGCCCGCCGAGAAGGAAGAACTGATCGCTGCGGCCAAGGCCGAAGGGTTGCAAACCAGCACCTTCATGCGGATCGCGGCTTTCAGACTGGCGAGGCGGTAATGAGCCATGCCTGCATTGCGGTTGCCTCTTCGGCCATGACCGCCTTCATACTGATCCCGCCGACCGAAGGCGGGGGCTACCACTTCGGCATCTTCTGCCTGTTCTGCGCGGCGCTGATCGGCGCGGGCGTCACCTATGCGATGGAGAAGTCGTGATGTTCAGTCCGCTGGATCAGGTGATCTACCTTCTCGGGCTGCTGTTGCTCGTGGCGGCGCTCGTCGTCCCGTGGGGCTACGGCGCTCTCTACCTCGCGGGGTTTCTGTGATGACCGTAGATGCTTTTCCGCTTTGCTGGCCGCACCATGTCCCCCGGACGCCCGCATCGAAGCGGATCGAGGGCACCTTCATGGTGACGCCCGGCAAGGCGATGGAGGAACTGCTCAAGGAGGTCCGTCTTTCGGGCGGGACCGGGCTGGTCCTCTCGACGAACGTGCCGCTGCGCCGGGACGGCCTCCCCTATGCCAATTCCCGCGATCCTGAAGACCCGGGGGTGGCGGTCTACTTCACCCGCAAGGGTCAACAGGTCTGCGTCCCCTGCGACAGCTATGATCGGGTCTGGAAAAACATCCGCGCCATCGGTCTCTCCATCAAGGACATGCGGGGACCGGAAATGCGGGGCTGCGCGGCCATCACCGACGCGGCCTATACCGGGTTCTTGGCCCTGCCTGCGCCGACGGGACGCCCGTGGTGGGTGGTCTTGGGGGTCAGCGTGTCGGCCTCGGTCGAGGAAATCAGCGAGGCCCACAAGGGCCTTGTGCGGCTGATGGTCCTGACCGGCAGCGTCGGGGACCGGGAAGATGAACTCGCGGCGCTGAACATCGCGCGGGACGAGGGGCTGGCCATTCGCCGGGCCGAGACGGCGGCGAAGTGATCCGTGGGCGGCGGTATCCGCCCGAACGAACAAAGGAGACACCATGTTCGGTAAGCTGAAAGAACGCCTCGGTGGGGGCGCGAAGAAACTCTCGGGCAAGACTGACCTTCTTGAAGGCATCGCGGCGGCTGCGGCCCGCGTGGCCTCTGTGGACGGCAAGATCGACGAGAGCGAAGTCGAGGCGGTCCTGAACGCCCTGATGAACCACGAGGCGCTGTCTGCGGCCTTCACCGGGTCCCAGATCGAGACCTGCGTCAACAAGCAGATCGCCCGGGCGCAGGGCGGCATGGCTGGCCGGCTGGCGCTTCGCAAGGAGGTCGAGGAAATGAAGGCCAAGGGGTCGTCCGACGAACTCGAAATGGCCTACATGATCGTCATTGACGTGGCCATGGCCGACGGGGACATCGGGGACAAGGAGAAGGCGGAACTGGACACGCTGGGCAAGACCCTCGGGTTCAGCCTGTCGGCTTACCTCTGATGCCGGAGTTCCTGAAGGCCCACGCCCGCGAGTATCTGATGGTCTTCGCGGTCATTCTGGTCCTCATTCAGATCATGCTTCCGAGCATGTTGGACCTCCTGTTCGACGTGGCGCTGGTGGGCTGCGTCTACCTCGGGATGCAGCTTGGCAAGCGGTCCCCGTGAACACTCTCCCGTCGCCCCTCGGGGCGGCGGGTCCCCTTTTGAAGGAAGACCCATGACCCTGCTCGTGAAACCCCTTGCATGGCGAACTCTGGACCCGGAACGGCGCTTTGTCGGGACCGGGCTGGGCTTTACCTGCGAGGTCGCCCTGATGCCATCGGGCATGTGGTCGTTGATTTGCGCCCACGCTTCGAACAGCCGCCACCTGAGCGAAAACGAAGCCAAGCTGCGGGCGCAGGATGTCTACGAGGCGCTGGTCCGGGCGGTGGTGAGCGAAGCCCCCGGGGACCGAGAGACCCGGCTGGAAGGGGCGCTGGTCCGCGAACGGGAGGAAGTCCTCTGGAACGCCTACCACACCGGCCACACCCGCGCAGCGGACGGGCACTGGTCTCACGCCTTCATGTCGGACGGGGAATGGCTGGTCTTCGAGTGCGGCATGGACCCCAAGGAGGCGTGGTTCCCGGACGAGGCTCTGCGGGCTGCGATCCCGGAAGCCGCCAAGAAAGTTCTGGCAGAGGTGGACGCGACATGAGCAGCACCGCGAACTTCGAGGACCTAGAGGCTTGGGCCAAGATGGGCGTCCTCGGCATGGATGTGCAGGTCTACGACCTGATGCAGGTCACTGACTTCGTGGCCGAACTTGCCGACGCGGCGAAGGAGGCCGACGCGCCGCTCTTTTCTGCGGGGCTGGTCCCCGCAGAAAAGTGCGCGATCCTGCTCCGGGGTTTCGACAACCCCAACGACTTCATTCCGCTCTACCTCGAACGGGCGGGGACCGACGGGATCAGGTGCAGCATGTTGTCGATCCGGGCGCACAACCTCGTCATGACCCAGATGCGCGAGAGCGCGGGTCAGGTGGCGGAAATGCTGGCGTCCGGGGGTATCCCGAAGCACTTGCAGCCCGCGATAGACTGGCTAGACCGCAACGACTGGCTCGACCCGGGCCTGCCGCAGAACCAGCTTTACCCCGAACCGCTTTTCAGGATCGGAGCGCCCTTGGCCGGAGGTGTGGAGCAAGGGCACAAGGCGCTGGGCCGCATGGCTTCGGCTGCGTGTGAGTTCATGGCCATGCCTATCGCAGCGCGGTCCCCGGGGGCGCTGCCGCGCCCGATGCGGCGGCGGCTGGACCGTCTCGGCAAGGGAGTGCGGATCACCAACGTCAACGTCACCCGGGCGGTAGCGGCTGGGCTGGCCCGGGGGGTAGGGACCGGGGACGCGGGCCGGGCCTTGCACTTCGTCTCCGGGCACTGGCGGGCGTCGCCTACCTCGATCCACGCCCAGCCCGTCCACGGCCAAATGAAAATCTGGATCGACGGTTTCTGGCGTGGGGACCCCGAACACGGGGTTGTGCTGCATCGCTACTTGGCGAGGGGGAAGCCTAGAAGCCCCGCTCTTCCCGGCCCCCCGCCAGAAGCGCCCCAAGGGACAGGCCACCAACCCCAGCCGTGAGGTTCGGGAGGTGCGCCAGCGCCGGGTGAAAGACCGCGTTCCGGTCCCGCAGCACCGCGTCGGACCCCTTGGGCCGGTCGGTCAGCATGACGTGAGACAAGGACCCGGCGTCTTCGATCATGTTCCGATAGGGGACGTGGGTGAAGCCCCGGCGGGCGAGGTCCTGCCGGAGGAAGGCCATGCGCGCTTCCCGAGAAGTCATTCCGTCGGGGAACGGCGCGTAGGTCAGGAACTCGTCAAGCGCGCTGTTGATGTCGGTCTCGGTCCAGCGGTCATTGTGCGGGGTATGTTTCCACCGTCCTGCACGAGGGGACCCCCACTCGGTCGCAAGAGCGTCAGCGTCCCCATAGAGGAACGGCTTTTCAAGGTTGGCCGCGAGTTCCATCATCGACCCGTCGTTCGGGACAATGGGGTAAGGCGCAGCATTGTGGTGGGTGTCCGGGGTGTAGCCCGGGGGCAAGCTGTCTCCGTAGACCGTGACGCCTGAAGAGGACTTGGCGGCGCGGCGCTCGTCGGCTGCGTGGAAAGTCCCGACGTGGGGACCGAGGCTGTCGAAGGTCTGGTTGAAACCCCCGCGCCGGGGTTCGAACTGCTCGAACGGGGGCGACCCCGGCAAGTTGCCACGCCCGGCGTCGGTATAATGGAACACTCGTTCACTCATGCCCAGCGGGGCGCGGTTGGTCATAAGGTTCGGGACGACCCGCGAGGTCAGTTCCGCGCGCAGCCCGTCAGGGTCCATGCGCCGGGCATTGGCGTAGAGTTCGGGGGTCACGAGGTCCCCGCGCCCGGCGTCCATCAGCCGCGTGACGGCAAGGACCTCCGGCGCGGGCTTGTTCACAAGGTTGAAGATCAGGGTCCCGAGGTCCAGTTCGCCGCCGCTGGCGGGCACCGCGTCGTTCAGCGGGTCCCCGATGCCCGGAAGCCCATACTGGTTGGGGTCCATGATCGTCCCGACCGGCTGGCGCTCTGCCGGCGACGTGATCTTGTTCAGGTCCCAGCTTTCGGTGTCGGCCAGCTTGCCCGTGGTGAGGTAGCCGGGGTCCGCAGGGGTCAACCACTTCGTCAGATCGCCGCCAGTGGCCAGAGGCGAGGCCAGACGGGGGTCTGCCGCCCCCGGCGGAGGAAGGGCCTTGGCGGCTCTCCCAGCGCCCGAAAGCGTGGCCTGCATCGCCTCTGCAATGAGTTTCCCCAGAGGGTTCGCCATGGTCTAGAACCCCTCTTCCTGACCCGTTCCTGCCGCAGCGCCGATCATGGCACCCCCGGGCACCACGAAGAACGGGATGCCCTTGCGCTTTACTTCCGCGATGAACTCCGGGGTGAGCCTCACCCCCGGGACGAACCGCTGTGTGTCGTTGATCCGCGCCGGAATTTTCTCGACCTGCCCGCCGTAGCCCTTGACCATCTTCTCGAAGATGCTGGGCATGGTCCCCTCGTAGAAAGGCTTCGGGTTGGTGTTGCCCCCGGAGACCGCGCGGACCAGATCATCGTCCCCGGGGTTGATGGTCAGGCTGGACTTGCCCTCAAGGATCGCGTCGGCCAGTTCGTTCCTGAGTGCCTGCGTGGCCCAATTTTCGGTTTTCCGAACATAAGGACCTGCCGAGTAGCGTTGGCTCTCGGTGTCCAGCTTGTCGTAGGCGTCCTGCCATTCTTCCCGGGCGGTCCCCATTTCGTCCACCCAGCGCCCGGCTTCCTCATAGCGCGGGTCCTGCACAAACCCCGGCAGGGACCCTTCAGGGAGCGGCTGGTTCTGGCGCAGCCAAGTTTCAGAGAGCGTCGGCAGCGTAGACAGGTTCCGCTCGCGGACGCCTTCGACCCGGCGCGGGGACCAAGACTGGCTCTCGTGCCGCCAAGTGGGCCGCAGCGGCCCGGCCAGCGCATAATCCAAGCCCTGATCCTCAAGGAACCCCTCGGGGACCATGGCAAGGCGTTCTTGCAGGAAGCGGTTGGCAAAGCGCCCGGGGTCCAGCGTGGAAGCGGCGAAAGCCTCGTCTTCCGGGATAACCGCGCCCATCTTCACCCGGGCCACTTTGCTGTCCGGGGTTTCTGCTTTGGAAATCAGATAGTTAGTCGTCTCCGAGTAGGGCGACGGCATCGCGTCGTAGGCCGCTTCCTCCCGGACTTTCTTCGCAGCGACATCTTCGATCAGGCCCGCAAAAGCGCGCTCTTCGTTCAAGGTTTTGGTCCGGTTGGGGTTGCTGGCACCCTGCCCGCGCTGGCCCCAATCAGACTGGACCTCTCCGACGTAGCGGGTCGTGCCGCCGTCGCTCGGGAAGTCCGCGCTGCGGGTCCAGAACGGCGTGAGTTCGCCCGCCCCGGAGAAATGGGTCGGGGTGTTGAAAGGCCGGTCTTTGGGAAGCCGGGAGACATCCCTGATCCGGTCTTCGTCAAGGACCGCGATGTTTTCCCGGTAGTTGGTCCCGCCAGTGGGAAAATACTCTCCAAACTCGGTGTCCCCGGGGTCGAAGCCGTCGTCTCCGCCGCCATAGTCCCGCCGCAACTCGTCCAGATCGAGGTCATACCGAGCGTTTTCCCGCAGGCTCTCCCGGGCCTCGTATTCCGGGTCCCCAAAGAACCGTTCGACGGCTTCGTCTTCGCGGTAGAAGGCCGTCGGGTCACCCGTGTCTTCGAGCCAATAGTCCCCGTAGCGCCGGAGAAACCCGGGGATGTCGTCCTCCATGCCCATGCTCTCGGCAGCTTGCAAAAGGTCGTCTTCGTCCAGATCGCTGACTTGGCTGTGTTCGTCCCGAAGGCGCTGGGGGTAATAGTCCGTCCGGTAGTAGTCGATCTCCCCGGGGAGATTGTCTTCAATGTAGCGGTCAAAGAGGTCTTCATCGGAAATGGTCTCAGCGCCAGAGGTCCCGGTCGCTTCCTGCGTCACTCGGCTGTAGGGGCTGTCGGTGTTATCCTTGAGGTAGGCAAGGATGTCGTCCTGAGCGACGGTCCCCTCTTGCGCCTTCAGCCAGTCGTCGAAGCCCGACCACTGAAGTTCTTCCTCTTTGGCTCCGCCTTTCATCAACATGGCCCGCATCTGGTCGGCGGTCCCCTTGCCTTGCGGCAGGTTGCTCGCGGCCAGAAGGGACGGCGAGTAGAACAGCCCGCCGCCGGGCCGCAGGTCAAGGGAGGTCATCGGCTTGCGTTTCCCCGTGGGAACGCCTCCGAACTCGTCCGCAGCGAAGCGGGAGACGGCCTTGCGGCCCCCCTTGGAGAGCATCGGCCCCACCACGGGGACCACGCTGGCAGCGGTCCCCAGAGCGCCTGCCGTGGCCCCGATCCAGTCACCTCGGTTGGCCGCGTTCACGCCCTCTTCGGCCCCCATGTAGGTCCCGACCCCGGGCGTGAAGTCCGCGAGGCCCATGCCAAAAAGCCCCTGATTGGGGTCCAGTTCGCTGCCCGCGATCATCTGGCCGAAGTCCTGCGCGCCATACTTCGAGACCCACGGCAGGACGGACGCCAAGCCCTGCGCGCCCGCGCGCAGTCGGTCCCGAGTGGTCGGCTCGTAGGGATACATCCCCGGGGGCGGCTTGCCCGGGGACTGCGGGGTCTTCAGGAACGCCCTTACCAGTTCGCTGTCTTTAGGGTCCATCGGATCACCTCGGAATGTAGGGAAGCGCCCAAGCCGGAAGGCTCTCGCGTCCGTAGGACGGCCCCCAAGCCCGCTCGGGACCCACATCGAAGTGGAGGGAGTTGTCGTAGACCCCGATCCCGTTGAAACCCGACATCTGCGCCGCGTCGATCATCGCCCCGATCTGCTCGCGCGACAGTCCCGCCGTGGAAATGTCGTAGGCGTTGCCGTGGATGTGCTGGGACCCCTTGGCCCCGCCCACCCGGGCGTTGTGGGACGGGTCCCGATAGGCGCTGGTCACGTTCAGGTCGGGATAGTAGCCCGAGAGCCTGTCGAACGCTGCCAGCGCCGCCGGCGACATCCCCGCGCTGTGGTCGTGGCCGTCCCCGGGGTGATGCCCGCCGGGACCGGCCATGCCCATCCCCGGGGGCGGCTGCTGGGCGTTCGTTGCCTCGTCGATGTTGCCCATGAACTGCCGGGCGTAGGCCGGGGACTTCATGAAGTTCTTGGCCGCTTCGAGAACCGGGTCTTCGCCAAGCTGGATCGGGGGGACCGTGTAGACGGGCATTACGGTTGACCTCCTTCACCGAACAGGATTTCCATGGCGTCTCCGCTGGCGACTGCGTTCATCGTCGCCCGGCGCACGAGTTGCCCGAGTTGGGTCGGACGGCCTGCAACAGCTTCGGCCATGGCGCGGCTGACCACAACCCTGTCGATCCCGCCCGCCGTGGCGAGGAACGGGATGATTTTCGCAGGGTTCGCCACCGCCGCCCCAAGAAAGGCCATGACCCCGGCGGCGTTTGCCGAGTTCGAGCGGTTGGACGCCATGCCCCGCGCGGTGAAGCTGTCGGAGACCCCGGAAATGGCTTCGATCAGCGCCCGCTGCTGGGGGTCGGGGACCAGCTTGTTCTTTGCTTCGGGGGACATGCGCTGCCAGTTGCCCGAGAACTGGCTCGGGACGAAGGGGTCGTCTTTCGTGTTGCGGCCCAGCATGTGCAGAGCGTTGGCCCGGAAGGTCCCCATTTCTTCAGGCGTCAGCCGGGAGACCAAGGCGTCATATTCCGCGTCGTTGCCCTTGATGATCGCCGCCTTCAGGAAGGGCACGTTGCCTGCGGCCCCCTTCTGGGTGGTCAGCGGCTTGATAAGGGCTTCGGACGCATAGATTTCCCGCTCCCGGCGGGTCATGTTGCGGAAGTTGGTGCGCGCCTTGGGACCGCCCACTTTGGCGGCTGCGCGCTCAAGGTCCCGCGTGATGGCCGAATAGAGGGCGTTGTCGTCGCGCGAGGACAGGCGGGCAAAACTCCCGTCGGTCAGGTTGCTGCCGATGAAGGACCGCTCCTGCCGCAGCGCCCGCCACGTCGGCCCCTTGTTCTCGTCGATCAGGCCCAAGGTTTTCTCCCGGGTCTTGTTCAGGCGGTCCACCGTGGCCCGCAGGCGCAGGGCTTGCGGGTCCCCCGGGGGCAGCGCCGACATTTGCCCTTCTGCCCGGGCGATGTCGGCTTCGATCTTCCGAAGGTCGGTATTCAGCTTCGCGTCCTTGGCCGTGTCCACGGGCTTGCGGGGGTTCCGAAGGATCGTGTCCACTTCCCCTTGGGCGGCTTCGGACAGTCGTGCGCTTTCCCCGCCCCGAACGAACTCTCCGGGGGCGCGGCGGGTGTTGCTGATGTTGACCGGCGTGGACGGCGGGACCATCGTGGAGAAAGCGGCCTCAAGATCGCCGCGCTCCTTGATGCCGCGATCCACGTTCTGTTGCGCCACGTCCCGCAGATAAGGGGCCAGTGCGCTGTCGGTCTGCGCGATGGCGTCCCCGGGGGCCACCATGTTGCTCGTCACCTTGTCCCCAAGGGCGCGCTCAAGGGCTTCGACCTGCAATTGCTGCTTGCCCGAGGCGCTGCGCCCGGGGACCAGAGGGATTGCGTCCATCGTTCGGCCCAACGTGGCGGTGACCGGGCTTTCCGCAAAGGCGTTCTCAAGCGTCGCCGCGTTCCGGTTCCCGATGGCCCCGACCGAAGGCGGGATGCCAAGGGCTTCAAGTTCGTCGAACCGGGACGCGGAGTTTTCGTCGGCAAAGACCTTGCGCGCAGTCCCGCCTACCACCTTGTCAAGGAGAAGGTCGGACCCGGCTCCGACGGCCCCGCCCACGCCGCCCCCGATCAGGGCGTCCTGAAAGAGGTCGGAGAGGTTCTGGGCGTTGGAGTTTCCCGCTCCTTCGAGCGCCCCTACGGTTGCGCCAACCGTGGCCGCAGCCTTGGGGCCTTGGATGACCCTTTTGACCAGTGCGGGACCGCCGCCCATGCCCAGCGCCCCGACCACGCTGGCGGTGTCATCCACCCAGCCCGGAAGATAAGCTTCGGCCTCGTTGTCCTGCGCGAGTTCGATGGCGTCCCGGCGCTCCCAAAAGTCCATGCCCTCGAACGGGTCTTCGTCGGTGAAGTTGAGGTAAGACGCCCCGGCCCCGGCCAGTTCGGTCAGGCCCCCGGTGAAGTTGCGGGCGAACTCGTCCCCTGCTTCGTCGATGCCCCGGAGTGCGCTTTTCACGGTCCCGCCAAGGCCGGTGTCCGACAACATGCTGGACACGCCGGTCTGGGCTTCCTGATCGTTCAGGCGTTTCGCGGCTCCGGCCACTCGGGCTTCGCGCTCCAATTGCGCGACCCGCTGGGCCTGCTGGTCAGGGGTCAAGGCCCCGTAGCCCGGGACCTTGAACTTGCGACCGTCAGAAAGCTGGATGATGTCCGGGTCCATCAGTCAAAGACCTCCGTTGCGGTGACGCCACCGGGCAGTTCGATTACCATGGGGACCCGGCCTTGCGGGTCTGCGGCGGTCCCGGTTGCGGGACCTTGGGCTTCCAGCGCCGCGATCTTGGCGTCAGCCCGTTTGCGAACCTCTTGGAGAAGCGGGTCGTTCTTAATCATTTCGTCACTGGCCGCGAAGAGGTCTTCGGGCGACATGCCGAGTTCAATGGCGACCTGCTCGTAGATGCGGACATGCTCGAACAGCTTGCGGATGCGCCACTGGTTTTCCGCGTCCGAAATGCCCGACTGCGGCAGGAGGCCATACTCATAGGCCATTTGCTCGGTGATCGGGGCCGCAGCGCCGGTCCTGAGACGCAGGATCGGTTCGACGGTGTTGAAGGCCACCGCGCGGTAGCGGTTGTTCCAGTCCCCGGCCACGCGGCGACCGAGGCCCCCAGCGAAGTTGTCTTCGATCCAGCGCGCGGCGTCGGTCCCGTAGCTGGGGAACTCGCCGCCCCCCAAGAAAGTGTCGGTGGCGGGGTCGTAGCCCGACAGAAGCGCAAGGTCCCGCACACCCGCGCCGAAAGCCCCGCCCAGCGTGATCTGGCGCACGGCGGCTTCCGTCGGGTCTTTCCGGGGCGCGATCCCCGTGTTGACGGGCGCTCCCACGGTGACACCACCGGGGCCGGGCATGGGCGCAGGCCCCGGGCCTACGGGGGCCGGAGCGCGCGGGGCGGACGAAAACTGCCCCAGAGAGGCCGCAGGAAGGCCGAAGGACAGTCCCGGGCGCGGAAACCCCGGCGGGGGCGGGAAGGCTCCCGTGGGCGCTCCTGCGGGCGCTGCGGGGGCCGCTCCGACCTGCGGGACCGGATTGCGGACAGGAATGGCTCCACCGCTGGGCGGCATGAAGCCCGGGGGGACCGGGGGCTGGACCTGCACCGGGTAAAGCTGGCCGTCCACACCCTGCCGCAGTTCGGTCTTCGGGCCGAAAAGCGTCGTGTAGGCATAGTCATAGGTCATCTGCTCTTGCGAGGTCAGTTGCTCGCCCCGGCGCACCTTCTCGTTGGCTTGGATGACGAAGTTCCCGGCTTGGGCGTCCATGGACGTGCCTTCGAAGGCAAAGCCCCCGGTCCCCGCTGCGGGCAGGCCGGGCATGGTCCCGCCTTGCAGGGCGAGGCCCTTGGCGTCGGTCTCCGAAAGCACGGGCTGCGCGCCGATGGCATCCAGCCGGGGGGCGTAAGCCGGCGCTTTCTTGACCGGATCGTAGATCGGGAAGAGTTCCGCGTTCCGCGCGGCTTCCTCCCGGGACCCGATGCCCGCCTGCTCCATGAGGAACCGCGAGTTGACCCCGCGCTCGGCTTCGCGGGTCCCCGCGATGGTGGACCCGTAGGCCAGTCCCGCGCCGGTCTGAAGGTCCGACATCCGGTCGTCGTCGAGGCCCTGCATCCCGCCGACGGCCAGCGCCCAATCCCCGACGTTTCCGCCGTCCACCTTCCCCAGCCGGGGCAGGAACTCGGTTACGAAGATGTCCTGCCGCTCTTCGGGGGACATGCCCTCGTTGGCGAACATGGTGTCCAGTTGGCCCCAAGTGGCCAGTTCGCGCTCGGACAGGGCCGCGCCCGCGTTCCGCTCCCGGGCGAGGGCATAGTTCGCGTCGGCCCCGGCATAGTTCTGGGCGACTTGGGACGCGGCGATCTTCGCCTGCATCTGCGCCTCGTAGTTGGGCGTGAGGGCCTTGGCCAGCGCGGAAGCCGCGTTCGCCCAGCTATCGTTCTGGCCGCTCATGTCGATGGTGTAGGTGGGCATGGCGGTCTCCTATCGCGGTCCCGGAAGCCCGCCGCCCGCGCTCATGGCGTAGGAGGGGATGAACGAGAAGGTGGGCTGGGCGGCACGGGTGGCCACGGTCCCCATCAGGCGCGGGTTGGCCTTCGGGATCAGGCTGGATGCCATTTTCCCGCTTCCGAAGAGGGAACTCAGGGACGCCGGGTCCATGCCGCCGATGATCGCGGACGCGGCTTCCATGGCCGAGACATACCCGGGTTTTTCGTAGGTGAAGACCTCCGGCTGGACCTGCTGGTGGCGCAGAAGGGTGTTCTGGTCCCCGCGCCGCCGGTCGTTGAGGAAGCCGATGTCGGTCGCTGCGTCCCCGTAGGTCTGGTCGAGGGTCTGGCCCATGCCGAACTGCGTCCCGCCGCCATAGGCGCTGGACTTGGCAAGGGCCTTGATGCGGCTGCGGGCGTCTTCCGTCGCCTTGGCGAGGCTCTTGGCCATTTCGCTGTCGAAGACTTCATCCTGCCCGGCCTCTTGCGAAGAGGCCACCGCGTCCCGGGCTGCGGCGGGAAGCCCGGCCCCATACTGCTCTTCGAGACGGGCGGCTTCCGCGTCGATCACGGCTTCGCGGCTCTCCTGCCCCTGCATCCGCAGGTTCTCGTCCGAGGCCACCTTGGCCGCGTCCCGGGCGGCGGTCTCCTTGCCTTCGAAAATCCCCTTCTGGCGGTTCTGGTAGTCCAGCCATTGCCGGGCGGCTTCGTCGTTGCGCTTCTGGGTCTGGCGCATCCCTTGGGACGTAATGAGAGAGGCCCCCGCGCCCAGCGCGAGGGAGGCCCAGAAGGCGGGACCGAGGGCGGCGACCTTGCTCACTGGTAGGTCCTCCCGGAACTGGCGCTTGGGTTGTTGCCCGGGATCGACGCGAGTGCGCTGCGCGCGGTCTGCGCGTTGCGGAAGGTCGAGTAGGAGTTCAGTGCGCTGGCGAACAGTTCGCCCAGCGCGTCGAAGTTGGGCTTGCGGGTCTGGATCGCGTTCACCTCGGTCAGGGCGGTGTTCGCCGCCGTGGTCGGGTCCTCGGTGCTGGTCAGAAGCCCGTAGGCTTTCTGCTTGGCGTTTCGGACATCGCCCTGAAGCGCCGTCACCTGACCTTCGATTTCCGAGTTCACCTTGGCGTCGGCCTCAGACTTGTCCCGCACGAGGTCCCCGGCGCGGTCGGTGGAGACCGAAGACCGCAGGAGACCCTTGCGGGCCAGATCGAAGAGGTTCTGGGACTTGGCTTCCTGAAACTGCTCTTCGACGTTCGGCTTGTAGAAATCACTCAACGATTTCTGATAGTTGTCATAGAAATCCTGTCCGATGCCGGTGAAGGTCTTGGCCGGTCCCCCGGGCTTGATGGTGTATTCCTCGACGTAGGAGGACCCTCGGTCCTGCCCGCGCTGCCGGGGGACATCGACCTGACGCACTCCTTTCTCGGGGAGACCCGCGACGGTCCCGCCCCCGAAGGTCGCCTCGATCATGGCGCGGCCATACTTCAGCCGCTCCTGTCGCTGCTTTTCCTTCAGTTCGGCCTTCAGCGCCTCGTTGCGCTGCATTTCGATCAGGACGCGGTTGCTGTCGGTCCCCATGGTCAGGTCTCCTTGGTCAAGATGCGACGGCCCCACCAGAGTTCTTCGAACCCGAGTTTGCGGTAGAGGTTCGGCATGGTTTTCTCGGCGCTTTCGATGCCCGACATGACGCCGCCGTAGAAGGCCACGGCCCCGCAGTCTTTCGCTTGGGCAAGCGCCATGCCCTGAAGGATGCGGCCCGCCGGGGACTTCCGGTAAGCGGGACTGACGTAGAAGAGGAAGCCCAGCGCCAGAGGCTCGACGGTGTAGGCCGTCTCAAGCTGGAAGGACAGGAACCCCTCCGGGGTCCCCTCGGGGGCGAAGATCAGGGTGTTGAACTGCGGGTGGCCCACGGTGGCGCGCAAAAGGCGCTCGAAGTTCTCCGGGCTGAAAGTCGAGAAGCTGGGGAACTCGCTTTCATCGAAGAACTGCTGCCCGAGGGCCACCAGCGCCGGGATGTCGTCTTCGCGCATGTGCCGAAAGACTTCGGTCTCCTGCGCGGGTTCGACAGCGGTCTGGGGGATTTCGAGGGCTTGGTTCATGGGTCTCTCCTGACGGGACGCCGAACTCCCGGGACCAAGCTTGCGCGCAGAATAGACGCTCAGTCCTCTTTCGACAAGGCGTAGTGGATGGCGAGGTTTGCGAGTGCGGCGCGCTCGGCGGAACTGGTCTTCAGACGAAGGGAAACGCACGGGGTCACCCCCTGCATGGGGACCGACTGGTCGTTGTAGGTGGACTTGGTGAGGACCGCGATCTGCTCCCACATCACATTGTCGGGGTCGAAGGACGCTTCGACCGACCAGACGCCTTTCAGGGCCGTGTCGAGGGCGCGAAGCTGCTTCCAAGTGATCGGTCTGCCGAGGTCCAGATAGGGGGTCTGGACCTCTGCCGTGCAGGCGTCATAGGTCTCGCGGTTCTGCCCGCCCAGAACGTAAATCTTGTCGTTCGAGGCCCGGACGCAGATGTAGCCCGCGCTGTCGGTGAGTTCGACCGGGGTGAACTTCACGTCCCCCGAGTGGGTCGGGGCGTAGCGGGACCATGCCGAGACTTGGGGACCGGGGAAGAGGGACAGGACCCAGATTTCGTCTTGGAACATCATCCAGAAGCGCCCGGTCAGGTCTTCGAGGACCGTCCGGGTCCCGGTCAGCACGGCGTCGGTGCTGCTGGCGATCTTGCGCTGGATGTCGAAGTCGATGGAGGACCCCACATCGGAGACGCTGGCCGCGTTCGAACTGTCCCGGGCTTGCAGGGACCGGATGCCCGACGGGGACAGGAACAGCACGTCGCCCGCGCCATACTGGCGCGGCGTGGCACGTCCCGCGACCCCGATGGACCGGATGGTCTGCTCCTGCCGGTTCAGTTCCGGGTCGGGGTCCATGGACCAAATCTGGATGGCTCGGGACGAGAAGAACGCCAGCTTGTCGTAGTAGACTTCGATGCCCTGAAGGTCCACGGCTTCGGCGTCGTTGGTGGCCGCGTTCACGAAGCCCGCGCCTTCGGCGGTGTTGGTCCAGTTGGCGGGGTTCCCGACCGTCGAGAAGTAGATGTTGGGACCGGAACAGGAATACATCTTCGACTGGTAGGTCCGCACGAAGCGACCTTTGCCGTCCGCGACTTCGGCGGTGGTCTTGGCCCCGACGGCGGTCTGATACCAGTGCTTGACGGTGGTCCCGTCGATGGTCGTGAAGTAGAGCCGCCCGTCGAAGACATCCCAATCCAGAAGTTCGCCCGTGACGCCCGTCGCGGTGATGAAGCGCAGGGTCAGGCTTCCGAAAAGCTGGTCTGCGGGCGCGGTCCCCGAGACCACGACGTAGATGATCGGGCCGACCCGCATGAGGCTCTTGGCCAAGGTCCCGGCGACCGAGAAGGCTTCGACGAAGGCCAGCCGCTTCTCGATTTCGCCCCCCGGCGTGATGTGACAGTTCAGGAGTTGCCGCAGGGTCCCCGCGGGGGCCGTCAGCGGGTTCTTGCGCGTGTCGATGCCCGCCTTGAAGTCCTGCGTCACGAAAAGCGGCATGGCTCAGGGCCTCGGGGTGGACGGGGGAATGTAATCCAGACCCGGGCGGGGCCTGCGCCCGCCCGTGGACCACGCCATAGACTGCGCCACGCGCTTCTGGGACCCGTTCTGCTTCTGAAGGGCGACCAGATAGGATTGTGCCTTCCCGAGGACGAGGCTGGCGTCTTCGCTCTTCTGCCGGGCGAGGATGTTCGCAGCCGCGAACATCACGATCATCTGCCCGTCGAGAAGGCTCCTGTCGTTGTCGTCCACCAGCGGGGGAAGCTTGATCTGGCCCAACCCCATGACTTCAGTGTCGTTGTTCGGGATCGGCCAGATTTCCAGCGCCGCGTTCAGGGGGTCGTAGCGGTAGCGCCGGATCGGGTTGGACCGCGCCCCGTCGTCCGAGTTGAAGGCCGAGAAGTCCACCGGGTCGATGCCGAAGGTCAGGGCGACCCAACTGGACCCCGAGCGGGTCCAGAGCGTGTTGATCTGCTCGTTGTCGATGTTGATGAAGCTGGGGAGAAGCCGGGTCCCGGCGGGGACCGCGATGGTCTCGTAAGCCATGAACTGCGGCCAGTCGAAGCCCGCGTAGAGTTCGCGCTGGGTTCGCCGCAGGTAGTATTTCAGGGTGTCCTCCATGTTGGTCCCCTGACCAAGCATGAGGGAGTGGCCTGCTTCGGCCCGCAGGTCGAGAACCATTTCGGACAGAAGCAGGCTACCCATCAGGCGGCTCCCTTGTCGAAGATGTCGGCCATGGGCGCAGGTTCGGTTTCGGGGTCGAGAACCGAAGCTTTCTTGCCCGAGGGCTTGGGCTTGGCGGGGGTCTCGGGTTCGCGGGCGGCGTTCATGCGGGGCACGTCGCCCGGGGCTTCCAGCGGAAGACGGGGACGGGTCCCCGGGAAAGCTTCCGCGACACGCCCGGGGGTGAACTTGAGGCGGAGCGCCTGAAGCACGTCGTTGTTCGTGGTCTCTTCGCTGCGGACCACCACGAGGTCGGTGATGGCGTTCTCGCCCAGCACGAAGCGCAGGTATTCGATTTCCGCGTAGGAGACGGGGTTTTCGGGGCTGCGATGGACCACCGTGTATTCGTTGATCCTGATGTTCGCGGTGCAGAGGTCCTGCTTTTGCATGGTCTTCCTTTCGTGGGTGAGGGCGGGGGCTTCCCCGCCCCCGCCGGATCAGGCGATGGAGTAGACGCCAGACGAGTTGCACTGGTTCGTCACCACCTGCCCGGTCGAGGTGATCGAACGGTGGAGAACGAACTGGTCGTAGGGCCGCGCGGGGTCGTGCTGACGCCGCCACTCGCCCTGCATCTTCATCAGGAAGATGCGGTTGGTGTCGAGCCAGTAGCCGTATTTCGACTTCCCGTTGTTGTCGAGCCACGGGTCATACTGGATCGTGGTCCCCCGGATGCGGAGGTTGCCGACACCCATGTCGCCGCCGCCCGTGAAGCCGCTGTCCGAGTAGTAGCCGTTCGCCCGCATTTCGACTTCAAGCGCGTTGATGAAGTCGGAACCCGCGAGGAACAGGTTCGGAGCGCCGCCGAAGCGGACAAGCTGGCGATGCTCGTTCTGAAGCGCCTGCGCCAGAACACCACCGTTGGCCGGGGACGAAGCGATGCCCAGACGGACACGGTTGCGCCACCAGACATCGACCGCGCGGTCGATGCCGCCGACGGTCCCCGTGGCCGGAGTGTCGGTCACGATGCTCTGGATGCCGGCAAAGCCGAGAGCGTCGGCGGTCCCGTCGCCCCAGAGCATGTCATTCAGGCCCCGGAGATACTGCTCACCGAGGTCTTCGATCTTGTCGTTCAGAAGGCCGACAAGGACGTGCATTTCCCGGCCCGAGTGGCCGGTCGTGTTCATCCCTTGCGAGGTGTTCACGAGGGACAGACCGTCGATCTTCAGTTCGGTGTTGGTCAGCGTCAGACCGATGTGGGTCTCGCGCCACGGGTATTTCGCCCGCTGGATGTTGGCCGGGGTGTAGAACTTCACCTTGTCGTTGTGGGTGTAGCCCGTGAGGGTGTCATCCACCCCGCCCGCGCCGTAGTTGCCCTTGATCCCGATGGAAATGTCGCCCTTACCGCCAGAGAAGGTCTTGGCGTTGCGTTCCATGGCCGCGATCAGCGGCTTGGTTTCGATGGACTGCTTGAAGGCAGTCCCTTTCTCGAAGAAGTAGTCCAGCGCCGCGTTGGCGATGCTGGCCAGTTCGCCGGGGGTGAAAGCCATAGTCTAGGTCTCCGCTACCTGATGGCCCCGTTGCGGTGGGCTGCAAGCCCGTTCATCGCAGCCTCGAACATCGAGTTCGCTTCCGAGGCGGGGGCCGAGTTTCCTCTGGCCGAAGACGTTGACGACGGGACGGCGGCAGTTGCCTTGGGTGCGGGACGGAACCGCTTCGCCTGCTCATTGACCTCCTGATACGCCTTGACGACGTAGGAGAGGGCCTGTTGCGGGGTCTGCGGGACGCCATGTTCCTGCATCAAGGCTTGCGCCGTTCGACGAACGAGGTCGGCCTTGAGACCGTAGTCGGGGTCTTGCGCGCGGGTCTGCTCTTCCCACTGAGTGACCGATTGGCGGATGGCGTTGGCACGAAGCTGGGTGACCTCCTGCTGGGTCCTTTGCGTGTCCGCTTGCTGGCGGGACTGCATGACCTGAGCATTGGCCCGGCGCTGCGCCAGTTCCCGAGCGATTTCGGGGCTGACGTAGCCCTCCTTGACCTGCTTTTGCAGGTCGGGGGGAAGGATTTGGCCGGTATACTGGCGCGCGAGTTCCACATAGGGGCGAACCCCTTCGAGAAACCCGGCGAAGTTCCCGTGCCGAAGCTGGGCCGTGAGGTTGAGGATGACATCAAGGTCCTGCTGCGGGATGTCGTTCTCCCGCAGGAAGTTCAGGATCGGCGCGACCGCCTGCGCCTGCTGGGTGGCGCTGTTGCGCTGCTCCACCAGATCGCGGATGCGGGCGTTGGCCTTCCGAGAGTATTTCCCCAACTCTTCAGGGGTGGGGTCCTCGCGGAGAAAGGCCGGGTCGAATTCGCCGCCTTCGTCACCTTCAGCCGTGCTTTTCGCTTTTCCGTCAGCCGGGACCGTGGGCTGCGTCTCCGCCGCCGGGATACCTTCTGCGGTCTCGCTCTCGTCGGGGGCGGGCGGGGTCCCCAACGCCTGCTGCACGGCTTCCAGCATGGAGGTCGGCTCGGCAGGCGTCTTTACGTCCGAAGGGGTCTGGTCAGCGGCGGGCGAGGTCGCAATTACGCCTTGATCCCCGGGGGTCCCGGGGTTGGTCTGGTCGGCGGCAGTAGCCGGGTTGGCTTGGTCTTGCGCCATGAGGGTGACGGTGCCTCTCTGTTTTTACGTCGAATGTCGCGGACTGTAACCGGGGACTGGCCCCCGGACAAGGGTTTTACATGGGGACCATCCCGGGAGGGGGACCGACGTTGGTCCCCTGCGTGGACGCTCCGGCGGGACCGCCCGACGGTTGCGGCGCGTTGGAAGCCCCTTGGGACCCCTGCGCTGCCGGGTCCGAACCGGGTCCGGTCCCCGCGCCGGGACCGCCGGGACCCCCGGGGCCACCGCGCCCGGCCAACTGGTTCATGGCCATGATGCTCAACTGGTTCGGGTCGTAGAGGTCTTCCAGTTCCAGCTTGTCGTCCAGACGGCGGATGCCTTCCTTCGCCATGAGTTCCGGGCTGATGCCCGGGATTTGCATGAGAAGCGGGGCCAGCCGTTCGAAGTTCTGGACCTCTTGCGCCTGATTGGGACGCCCGGCGGAACCGGCTTCGATTTCCAGATGGATTTCCTTGGCGAGGTCCATGCGGGACATTTCGGGCCAGACGGCCCCGGGACCGATGACCTCCTTCACGGTCTCTTCGGAGACCTCTGCCATGAGGATTTGCCCGGCGTTGCGGGCCAGCCGGGTCAGGAGGTCGTCGAGGTCGTCCACGTTCGAGGCGAGGGACGACATGCGGGAACTTTCCGCGATGGAACTCTCGGTCGCGGTCCCGCCCGAAAGCCCGCCCATGTTGGCTTCCTGCGTCCCCACGGTGCGGAGAACGTCCTCGAAGACCCCGTTCACCTCGTAGAGGTTGGGGTCCACGCCCGGGGGCCGGAACGGTTGGAGAAGCTGGTCCACGCTCTGCCCGGGCTGAAGACCATCGAGTTCGATCAGGGCGTTCGCGGGCCGGTTCAGCATCGTGTCCCGGTCCTTCTCGGACAGGAGACCGCCGCCGGCCACGGTCGCGGGACGGTTGGCGATGCGATGCTCCCGGAGGCCCTCCCGCAGGCGGTTGTATTCCATCTGCTGATGCCGGATCAGGAAGACATCCGACGGCGGGAAAATCCGGCTGGGGTGGTCGCACTCGTTCAGGACCAGCGGGAACCACGGGTAGAAGTTCTCGGTCCAGACATCGGGCGCGGCAGGCTCCTGAAGGAAGTCGGGGTAGCCGTCGCAAATGACATAGACCAGCCCGCTCTTGCGGTCGTAGCACTCCCACACGAGGCAGATGTCCTTGCCCAGCCGGGTCAGGCGGTCTTCGTCGGACGTGTTGGCGTTCTCGGGCCAGATGCCCTGATCGGCCAGCACGGGGCTGCTCCCGGGGTCCGTCGTGGTCCCCTCGCGGTAGGCGCGATAGGCCCGGGTGGACACGTCGATGCCGTAAATCTCTTGGATTTCGGCGGGGGAGAGCATGTATTCCTGCGTGACGTGATCGGACCCCAGAAACTCCTTCAGTTGCCGGGTCTTGCGGTCGGGCAGGATCGCGGTGCTTTCCGGGTAGTCGAGCAGGAGACCTTCGCGGACCACGGCCTCCTGCTGCTGGGAGACCGACTGAAGCTGAAGGCGGAGTTGTTCGAGTTCAGGCGGGTTGTCCTTGGGCAGGGTCCCGTCGGCCACGTCCGACGAAATGCGCTGGATGCTGGCAAGCTGGGCCGTGATGTCCGGGATGCCCGTGGTGTTGTCGGGACGGGCCTGCATCACCCTCTGGAAGCCCAGCTTGACGTAGCCGACGCCGCCCGTGACCGCCCGGCGCACGACAAGCTTCATCATGGCTTTGAAGGAGTGGGCCTGTTCGTCGAGGTTGTAGTCGTAGAGCAGTTCGAGGGTCCGCGAGAACTTGTCCGTCATCGCCTTGTATTCGACGGCCTGCTTGGCTTCCTGAAGGATCGCAAGCGGCCCCTGCACCACGGTCGGGTCCACGGGCATCCCGGGGACCATGCTGGCCTGCTGAAGCTGCTGCATGGCCATCATCACACCGCTCAGGGTCCCGTCCCAGACGGTGTTCATCATGCGGGTGCGGCGCTTGGCGACGGCCCGGGGGTTGCGGGCATAGAGCGCGGCCACGCGCTGCTGGACGTGCCGCAAGGTGATGTTGGCGACGTAGCGTTCGTCTTCCCAAGACTTCGACCACTGGCGTCCCCGGGCGAAGTCTTGGTCGTCCCTGATCTGCTCGAAGGCTTTCTTCCAGTGTTCCTTGTCGGCCTTGATTTCGGTCGTCCATTGGGCCACCAGCTTGCGGCGGCTCTCGCTGATTTCGGGTTCCTCGCGCTTGACGCCGCTGCCTTCATCGGGGACCGGCGGGTCCTCGGGATTGATCCCCGGCGCGAAGGTTTGCTCTTCCATTACCAGCCCTCCAATGCGGTCCTGAGTTGGGACCGGCGGCGTTCTGCGTCAGACTGCGCCTTGAGATACCCGAAGGTCCCCGGCTTGACCACTTCCTTCTCGGTCTTGTGGGACGGGGCGCGTTGCAGGGCCAGTCCCAGACCCATGATCGACAGGGCGTCCACGAAGTCGTCATGCGCCGCTGCCGGGAAGGTCAGGAGTTGGTTCCTGACCTCGGGATACCAAGACGCCCATTGCGGCAGGTAGACTTGCCCCGCCGCCATCTTGCCCTTGATGGACTGCGCGCGGGCCTGCTTGTCGCCCGTGGGCTGAAGTTCGAAGATGCTGGTGAAGACCCGCTCTTCCTGCATCCGCTTGCGGAGGAAGGGACCGATGGACTTGGTGATGTGGCCCTTTTCCGCAAACCAGAACAAGGGCTTGAACCGCTTGATAAGGCCCAGCATGACTTCGATCTGGGTCGGGGAGGTCATCTTGGCAATCTGGCTTTCCGGCCTGATCCAGATGTTGTCGTTCTGGTCCACGCAGAAGGCCAGAAGCACGGTCTTGTCGGCCCATTGCATCGTGCTGATCGCGTGGTCGCTGGCCCCATAGTAGCGGCTGTCTTCCGGGATTTGCTGGATGGACTGATATTCCCGGATGTCGGACGGCGAGAAGAACAGGCCCGTGCTGGGGGACGGGTTGCCCTGATAGAGCGCCGAGAAGCCCCGTGCGTCTTGGTCCCGGAGGCCGGCAAGGTAGGAGACGGAGAACCGCTTCGGCCAGAGGGCTTCGCCCGGCTTGCGCCCGACGGGATCATTCTCTTCCGCGAAGGCCGGGATGTTCACGACGCGCCACTTCTGGAACTCGGAGTGGTTGTAGAAGCTGTTGTTGGGGTCGGTGATCCGGCCCACGATGTCGTCCGCGTTCCAGCGGGTGGTTGTGATAAGGTAACGCGCGTCGTCCATCATGGCCCGGGTCGAGAAGACCTGCGTGAACCACTCCCACATCTGGTTGCGGATCAACTGGCTGTCGGCCTCTTTCCGGTCCTTGATCGGGTCGTCGATTGCCAGAAGATGCCCGCCCCGTCCCGTGAGGGACCCGCCGCGCCCGACGAAGGTAAGCTGCCCGCCGTTGGTGGTGTTCATGCGGTTGACGGAAGTGGACTTGGGGTCCAACTGGATGCCCGGGAAGACCTGCGCGTTGCGCGGGTCCTGCAAGAGGCCCCGAACCTGTCGCCCGAAGTCCCCGGCGAAGGTCGAGTTGTAGGTGGCCATGATCGAGGACCAATCGGGGTTCCGGCCAAGGAACCACGGGATGAAGGTCGTGGTCGCCAGAAGGGATTTGCCCGCCCGGGGCGGCAGGGTCAGGATCAGGCGCTTGGTGAGGCCCATTTCGAGGGCTTCGAGTTCCCGGGCCACGAGGGCATGGTGCGGCTGCACCTCATAGAGGGACTTGGTGGTGTCCCACGGGGCCTGCGGGTCGGGCCGCATGTAGCGCGCATAGTCGATCAGGTTCTCCCGGGACATGAGGATCGCCCGGCGGATCAGGAGAAGCTGCTTGCGGCGCTCGGCTGGAAGCATGAGGTCAGTCCCCGGTCAGGGCAATGGTCAGGGACGCTGCGGCTTCGGCCTCGGCACGGGTCGGGTGGAGGTATTCCACGGGCTGATGGACCGACCGCGAAAGGGTCTGGGGACCGTTCCAGAGGGTCGGGGTGCGGCTCTGGACGAGAGACACATGGTTCGCGTCCCCCGCGGGGGACTGCGTGAGCATGGCCCCCAGCCCGTCGGGTCCCGACGGGCCGAAGCCGAGGACCACGGTCAGGTCCTCGGGCAGTCGGGGTGCGGGCGTGAGGGGGTCGAACGCCATGCTCAGGCCGTCACGGTGATCGCGTTGGAGACGGCCTTGCTGCTCAGGCCGTTGGCGGTCAGGGTCACTTCGCAGGTCACCTTGTCGCCCGCCACGACGGGCGCGGCGGTGGTGTAGGTGGCCCCGGTGGCCCCGCTGATCGCAACGGGCGCAGCGGCCCCGGCCTGCCGGAACCAGCGGTAGGTCTTGGCCGCGGTGGTCGGGTCCCCGGTCGCGGCTGCGGTCAGGACGGACCCCAAGGGCGCGGCCCCGGTGACCGTCGGTCCCGACTTGAAGACCGGAGTGGCCTCGACGGGGAAGACCCCGGTGTTGGGGTTCCCGGTCACAGGCGTCTTGAACGGGGGACCGTTCAGGAAAGGATACCCTTCCGACTGGTTCTGAAGACGGCCTTTCCACTGGTGGAAGCGAGACATGACGGTTGTTTCCTCTGTTCGGTGCGGGGTTCAACACGGGAGACGGTAGCATGGTCGGGGACCGCAGTCATTGGCTGAAACCTGCGGCCCCGGCGTCCCCTCCGTCGCTCTGCGCGCCCGTGGCCGTGGTGTCCCCGAGGTTGCTGGTGATCGCGGCGCTTTCGGCGAGGTCGGCGAAGATCGCGGACGAGGTGCAGAAGATGATGCAGGCCGGGGTTCCCGCGCCGTAGGTGAGCAGGGAGGGCTGCTCCGGCGGCGGAGAGCAGGCAGCGAGTGCGAGAAGGCCAAGGGCGGGTCGGATCACTCTTCGGTCTCCACGGGTTCGGGGGGCTTCCGCACGAGACCGAGAGCGGCGGCGTGTTCGTCGAAGGTGACGGTCCCGAGTTCGGTGTCGCGGATGTCCACGTCCGGGATTGCGGCCACAGCGTCCCGAAAGTCAGGGACGTTCCCTCCCACGTTCATGCCGTAGGCGTCATAGGGGTCGCCGTCCTTCCATGCGCCCTGCATCAGGGGGACGGAGAAGTTGTTCTCCCCATAGCCTGCCGCCTCAAGAGCCGCGTTCGCATCGGCGGCAGATACCGCCCGAATGATCGCCGAGAACCCCATCACGCTTCCTCCAACCATGCCTGAACCGTTGCCTTCTCCTCCGGGGTCAGCTTGAACCGGGCGAGGAAGACCTTCCTGATGCTGCCAAAGAACCGGGACGAGGCCGCGCTGACGGCCCCCAGCGCGGTGCCTGCGCTGTTCAGGGCCTCGGAGTTCCCGAGGGTGCCGCCAAGGTCAACACCCGCAAGCTGGTTCCCGTCCAGCCACGTCTCCATCCGCCCGGTCCCGGCGAAGTCGCTTTCCAGAAGGGCATCAGCCTGCTGACCCACGGCCAGCGTTCCCACCGCCGAGGTAAAAATCGCGTTCGCGTCGCCCCCAGACCGCTTGGACAGGAAGCGCAGCGTGGAGGTGGACCTCAAGAAGTCGAGCCAGTTGATGCCCGTGCCCGTGCTGCGCGACAGGAAGAGAAGGGTGCCGTTGCCGGTGCCGACAGTAGCGGGCTTGAAGCTGATCCCGACGCTGACCGCCGGGGTGTTGTTCAGGAAGCCCCGGCTGGGGACGCCGCCGAGAAGAACATCATCCACCCCGTCGAAAAGAACGGCGTCGGCTTCTGCCAGCGGCGCGTTTGCAACGTTCGCCGTGCTGAAGGTGTAAGCGAGGGTTCCCCACTTGGATTTGACGGCCTGCACCGCCTGCCCGTTGGCGGTCACGGGGACCGTCGCGGCGCTGTCGGTGAAGCGGGTCGCGTTGTCCCCGAGGTCGAAGACGGTGCCCTCACGGCCCGCGAGAATGGCCTGCACCTGCGCGTCGAGGGAGGGCGGGACAGGGACAAGAACCTCCGGGGAGAGGGCGTAGACGGGTCCCCCGGCAGCGTTGGTCGCGGCTTCCCGGATGCCGCACTCCTTGCCTTGCCACGCGGGCAGGACGGGCATGGACGGGGCGGCGGGGGCCGTGTCGATGTCGTCCACGAAGAGGCGCGCGGTGATGGTCAGGGGTGGCGTCCCGATCCAGATGCCCGAGCCATAGAGAAGGGTCTGGTTGTCCGGGGACAGGGCGAGGGTCGGGGTCTTGGTGTTGACGGGCGGGTCGGCGGGCGGCGGTGCCGCGCCGTCGAAGCGGGTGTCCTGCCCGGGCGCGGGGAACCGGGCGTCGGTGCCGGGCGTCGAGAACCGGGTGTCGGTCCCCGGGGGGTCGAAGCGGGTGTCGGTCCCGGGGCTGGGGAAGCGGCTGTCTGCCATGTCAGATGCTCCACCGGGAAACGATGTTGTTGGATGCGAAGGCCCCGGGCGAGGACACGAAGCGGATTTGCCGCATGGTCGTCTCGTTCACGATCAGCCGCGCGCCCGCGTGTTGGATGATGGAGTTCCCCCGGCGGTGCCAGCCGGTCAAAATCCACTGGACGGTCGAACCCGGGACGCGCTCAAGGAAGTAGGTGCCCAGCATCCCGCCAGTGATGCCGCTGGGGTCGATGGCAAGGCCCCCGCCCACGGTGGGGGTGAGGGCTACGGGAGCGGCATAGGCCGCGCCCAGCACTTGCCGCAGGGACGAGTGCTGTTGGTTCGGGGCGGAGAGGAAGCTGAGAAGCACTCCTGCGTCGGGCGTGTCGAAGGTCACGTTGCCGAAGGTGAAGGCGATCTTGTTCACCTCTTCGGGGAAGCTGAAGACCACTTGCGAGAGGCCCGCCGTGTTGATGGTCTCGGTCCCGCTGCGGGCGGCGACGAGGGCCGGGGACATCACGCGGTCGGTGCGGGTCCCGGCAAGGGCTTCGGCCTCGGTGGCGAAGGGCACGGGCGCGGGGATGGCCGCGACCTTGGCGTCCACATACTGCTTGGGGGCCGCGTGGAGGGCTTGGGTCGGGTCCCCGGGCAGGGTGAGAGCGCCGGAGACGACGGGGTTGGCGGCGTGGAGGACTGCGCCCGTCCCGCTGCGGGCGCTGGCCCCGGTGAAGCTTTGGGTCCACGAGGCTGCACCCCCGCCCGAGGACTGGATGCAGGTGTAGGTCGCCGTCATGCCCGGCTCAAGGGGCTGGCCGATGGCGCTGCCGTTGTTGGCCTGCACGGTGGCGACGAGGGTGGAGAGGTTGGTGATGGTGAAGGTGCGGCCCAGCCCGGCGCTGGCTGCGTTGGGCAGGGTGACGATCTGGGCTTCGGTCCCGGTGATGACCAGCGTGTTCAAGCTGGTCCCGGTCAGGACGATGGGCGTGGCGGAGGACGGGATCACTTGCCCGCCCGTGAGGGCCGCGACCTTGGTGTCCACATACTGCTTGGGCGCAGCCTGAAGGTTCTGGGTGGGGTCCCCGGGCAGGGTGAGAGCGCCCGTGAGGGTGCCGCCGCTCAGGGGCAGACGGGTGTTGATCTGGGTCTGAAGGGCCGCGTCCGCAGCTTGGAAATCGGTGCGGATTTGGGTGTCGGCGCTGGCGAAATCGGTGCGGATTTGGGTGTCCGCGGCGGCGAAGGCTGCACGGGTGGCCGCGTCGAGGCTGTCGGCGTAGCCCTTGGTGGCCGCGTGAAGGGGCTGGGTGGGGGCGGCGTGAAGAAGCAGGAAGCCCGTGAGGGTCCCGCCCGCGAGGTTCAGGAAGCGCGCGTCGGCTTGGGCCTGACGGAACGGGACTTCGAACAGGAGACCGTCGGCGGCGGGGTTGACCACCACCATGCTCCCGGCTTGGCCGGCGTAGGCGTTCGGGGTGTCCGTCAGGTCGAGGAAAGTGGAGACGGTCCCGCCCCCGTCGAAGGTGTCCCAGCGTTGGAGGGACCCGTTCCAGACGAACATCGCGTTGATGCCCGTGTTGAAGTAGAGGTCCCCGGGGGTGGGGGGCTGTCCGAAGGGGTCTTCGGTCGGCGGGGTCGGGAAGGGACCGTAGTAGGTCGAGAAGAACTCCCGGTGGAGGGCTTTGGTCTCGGGGTAGAAGACCGTCTCGATTTCGTGGTGCCAGTCCCGGACCTCCTGCCACTGGCTCCCGACGAGGTTGGAGGCAGCGCCCGCGCGGATCGCGTGGTATTTCGCGGAGAAAAAGCCGTCATCGACCGGGTTCCCGCCGTTGGGGACGAAAACCGGGCCGTCGGTCTTCTCCGCCCAGCGGTAGGCCATGTCTTCCGCGATCCGGGCGCTGGACGCGGCGGTCAGGGTGTCTGCCCGGGTGACGGAAAGGGGTGCGAGTGCGGCTTCGGCCCGGGCGCGGGCTTGGTTTGCGGCCTGTGCGGCGGCTTGGGACTGCTGGTTGAGGGTTTTGGCCTCTTGCCCGGCCTGTTGGGCCTCTTGGGCAGCGGTTTTCGCCTCGGAAGTGGCGTTTCGGGCCTCGATTGCGAGGTTCTGGGTGCTTTTTTCCCGGGCGTCGATGATTTGGAGCGCGGATTGGACCGCCCGGTCCACTTGGGCCGTCAGGGGGTCCAGAACGCCCGGCTTCAGGTTGCGGGCTTCGACGGTGGACCCCTTCAGAGTGCCGTCGGCTTCGAAAGAGGTCCGCAGAAAGGCTTCGAAGTTGCTGAAACTGACGGCGAGACGGTCGAGTTCCATGTCCAGCCGGTCTCCGGGGAGGGGCTGGTTGGGTTTGGAGAGGCTGAAATCCTTGAAGGAGAAGCCGCGACGGGGGGCGGTGATGTCTTTCGGCACGGGGGAGGGGGTCCTTGCGGTTCCGGCCCCGCGCCGAGGGGAAGCTTCAAGCGCCTTGCGACCCCATCTTAGCCCGGGGTTCCCGTTCTGTTAACCCCCCTCTGGAAATTTTGGGAAAATTTTTGGCTAAGTGGTTCAAATTGTTACGACATTGGGGAAAAGTCCCGGATATGTGTGAGCCATATCCACATTTTCGCGGGCCGAGCGGTGGGTGGCCGGGGGCCGGATGGCGGGGGCCGACCTGCCCGGGGACCGCAAAGACGGGGACCGGGGACCGTCAATTAGCGGGGACCGTCGCGCCAATTAGCGCGCCCTCTGGAACCATGCCGGGGGGCTGGGTCTTCGCAATTAGCGGGACCGGGGACCGCAATTGGTAATTAGTCCAATCCCAATTCGCGGTTAATGTCTTCCAATTTCAAATTGCCGGGGTCGGTGGTGCTAGTTAGCGCGCTGGCACGGTCCCGGTCCTTCCGTTCGGCCTCGATTTGGCGCAATTCGCGCAATGCAGCGACGCGGGATTGGGCTGGAATTTGGTTATCGAACGCTAATTCACAAAGCGCCGCCTCAATTCGGGCGTCTAGTGTTTCGTCTAGCGGTTGATTGTTGCTTGCCATTGTTTCCATTGACCTTTTTCCACCCCCTCCATCCAAGCCTTCACAAGGGCCGCGCGCCTTATCTGGCGGTCCCCGAACGTTTTACGCTCTTGTTCGTTGCGCCGCCAAGCCTCTTGCCGTGTCAATTCAGGCGGCGGCGGATTGCTTTCCAGCACTTCAAAAGCCGCTTTCACGGCCAATTCTCGCGGCGAAGGGGGAAGCCCGGCCAGCGCCCGCGCGCCGTGCTTGACGCAACGATCAGTCCCGTAGGACGCGACACGGCGGCAAGGCTTGCCGCGCTTCTCTGGGGCTTGGGTCCCCTTGCAAGGCGCGCCGCAAAGCTTGTGCTTGGCGGTTGGCGACCCGAACAGGGACGGAAGCTTGCGAAGCTTCTCAGGGTCCGCGCTGACCGGGCGAAGATTGGCCAGCGAAGCCGCCCCCCGGCGCTGGCTTTCCTGCGGTTCCCGCCAATGAGGTCTTGCCTTGCCCATGGGGCGGAAAATGCCCCCAGCGTGGGGGTGCGGTCAAGCCCCCCGGGCGAGATTGGCCCGTGCAGCCCGTAGGAAGGGCCAGAAAGGGCCTTTCCGGGGTTCGGGGTAGGGTGACCGCCCAAATGCGAGAAGCCCGCGCTGGGCGGGCTTCTCTGGGGCTGTTTCGGGGTGGTCCGGGTCAGGCGGCTTTGCGCTTGCCCCGGTTGCGGTCCAGAAGCCCGGCCAGCGCGGTCAGGACAGCCGGGCCAAGATCAACCGCGCGACAGGCAACGGCGGCATCCGCCGGGCCAAATCCGAAGGCGTCAGGGCCGCGCCCGTCGCGGTCATTGATGACCACGCCCACCACTAGGACGCCTTGGGCTTGGGCGATCTTGATTGCCTCTTTGACCCGGTGCGCACCCGTATCATCTTGCCCGTCGGTCAGGGCGAAGAGGACCCGGGCGGTTGCCGGGGCTTGGACAAGGTTTCCCGCCGTGGCCACGATGGACGGGGCCAAGGGCGTGTAAGACCCGGGCGAGTGGCCAGCGGCAAGAAACCGCTCTTGCACGGTTGCGACCCGTTCCCCGAAGCCCTTCACGCGGGCGAGGGTTTCGCCCCCGGTGAAGGCACTGACCGACACAAGCGCGCCCGCCGCTTCAACCGCCGCCGCAACCTGATAGGCCATGATCGCTTGCGGAACCGCGTTGCGACCCATGGACCCGGACATGTCCAGCACAAGGGACACCGCCGCCTTGTGTCCCTCTTGCAGGTCGGGGCGGCGGTAAACGTCCCGCGCCCCGATCTTGGCCCGGTGCAAAGCGCGGGGGTCCAGCCGCCCGCGTTCAAGGTTGCGTTGCCAGCCGAAGGCTTCGGGGGACAGGACAAGGCGACGGACAGCCGACCGAAGCGCGCCGTTGCTCTGGGCTTCGGTCAGGGCTTCAACCCCGCGCCCATCCATCAAGGCGCTGGCCTTGGGAAGGGCGCGCTGGGCCATTGGCCGGAGGAGAAGCCCTTGCGCCGTGGGGGACAGGTCTTCGCCATTGATCTTCGCGGCCACGTCGCGCGCCGCCTTGGACATTTCCGCTTCCGACAGGGCGTCGGCTTCCGACAGGGTGCCGAAGTCATCAAGGGCGCGGGTCTGGCGCTGGGCGTCCCCGTGCCCGGCGTGAGGCGCGGATTGCTCTTGGCCTTGGGCCGGGACCGGGGACAGGTCTTCGCCTTCGCCTTCGCCTTCGCCTTCGCCTTCGCTTTCGCCTTCGCCGTCTTCGGGCTGGCCTTCGCCTTCGCCTTCGCCTTCGCCTTCGCCTTCGCCTTCGCCGTCTTCGGGCTGGCCTTCGCCTTCGCCGTCTTCGGGCTGGCCTTCGCCTTCGCCGTCTTCGGGCTGGCCTTCGCCTTCGCCGTCTTCGGGCTGGGCTTTGGGCTGGGCTTCGGGCTTCGGGTCCTGCCCGGCTTGGGTCGGATTGGCGAAGACTTGGGCGACAAGGGCCACCACGTCAGCGGTTGACGTGAGGCCGGGGATAGCGGCCAGAACGCGGGCCACAATCGCCCGGTTTCCGGGGGTCAGGGCGTCCCACATGTCCCGCGACAGGGACAGGTTGAAACCGTTGCAGCGCGCCCGGCCAAGATAGGCCAGCACGGCGGGCAGGGCGTCTTTGCGGTTGACGGTTTCAGGGGTCGCGGGGCCGGTCCAGACAGCGCGCTCAACAGTGGTTTCGAGAACCGCCCGCGCGCCGGGGACCTTGCCCCCGTCCATCAAGGTCCGCTCAATCCGCACGTCCTCAATGCCGTTCACAAGGGACCGGAAAGCCTGCCCCCGGGCGCAAGCCCGGGTCCATTCATGCCAATCGGTGAAAAGGACGTGGCAGGCTTCGTGAACCCAATAGCCCGCCAGCGCGTCAGCGTCCCGGGCGGTCAACCGCGCGCCGGGCAAGAGGGCCGGAAGGAATAGCTGCACATCCATGCCAGTAACCTGACCGGCAGGCCCCCGGTATAGCGTCCAGCCTACCGAAGCGGTCCCGCTGTTGACGTGGGTGCTAAGACTGATCTTGGCGGGCTTGATCTTGAAGAGGTCCGCAAGGGTGCGGGCGAAAGCGGCGGCGGCGGCATCGCGCCATTGTGCTGCGCTGATCTGTGTCATGGGTCTAGGTCCTTTGGGTTTCGATTGGTTCGTCTTTAGTGGCCCTGCCACTAACACGGGGTCCGGGGGGCCGTCAAGCCCCCCGGTGCGGGTCCCGGGTCAGAGGTCATCCGGGACCGGGGTGAAGCCCGAACGGGTCGGGGCGTCCGGGTCAATGTAGCCCGTCCCGCCGCTGACCGGGGTTTGAAGCGTGGCCTTGCCCTTCACGGCGGCGGCATAGGCCGACCCGGGGAAATTGGCGCTGAATTCCTGCCGCCACACCGCGCCGTCCTCTTGGGTCCCGAGGTTTTCAACCGCATAGGCGAAAGCGGTTTCATGGGGCAGGCCCGCGAGTGAAAGCTTGGCGAAGGCATACCATGCCCGGGGGCCGGGGGTCGCTTCGCACTTGCCTTGCCTGACATGGGTTTCCGCCGCCTTTTCAAACCCGGCCAGCATTTCGGCGGCGGGCAGGGGAAGCCCCGTAGCCTTGTGGATCATCTTGGCGAATTGCGCCGCCGAAGGGGTTTCCAATTCGACCCAGATGAACCGGGACCGCGTGGCGTCATTCATCGCCCGCACCCCGGCATATCGGGCGGCGGCTTCGCCCGACCCGTTATCGTTGGACGTGGCGAAGAACGTAACCGAAGGGTGAACGTGGTGCCGCTTGCCGCCCACGAAAATGGACCGCCCCGAGGTTTCGAGAACCGCGTTCAACTGCATGACAAGATCAGGGCGGGACGCGCTGATTTCCGACAGGTCAATGACCGCGTGGGGGGTGGTCATGGCGGTCAAGAGGTCCCCCGGGACCCATGCCATGCCGTCGCCCTCAATCCCGAGGGTCCCGAACAATTCCGACCCGCTGGTTTCCGCGTGGAAACTGATTTCGAAATGCGGGCGGCGGGTAACGGCGGCAACCTGACGGATCAGGGAAGACTTGCCGACACCGCGCGCCCCCCAGAGGGCCACATTGAGGCCCGCCCGCATGGCGGCGAAAATGTGGGGGGTCTCTGCGGGCCACTGGAAATTTGGATCAAGGCGCGGGGCGTCCTGATAATCGCACACGTCAACCCGGACGGATTTGGCGAGGTCGGTCTTCCCCCCGATCAGGTCCGAAACGGTCTGGGTCTTGATGATCTGGGCATGTGGGACCGCGCCCGGGGCTTGGGGCGCGGCGGGGACGCTGGCCACGGCGCGAAGGGCTTCGGCGTCGATCAGGGCCAGCGCCTTTTCGTGCCGGGCCTGTTCCGCCTCTTTGCGGGCGGCTTCACTGTCCCGGGACAGGGCGGCAATGCCCGCCTTCAGGGGTTCAAGCGCCTTGTCGGACAGGACAAGGGACAGGCCGTCAAGGACCCGGGACAGGTCCGGGGCTTGGGGACGGGCGGCGGGCGCGGGGGTCTGGTCTTCTGCGGTCATCGGGGTCAGGTCCTCTTGGGTTTCGGTGGTCTGGTCTTCGCTGGCCACGGGGGCCACGGGTCCCGCCGCGCCGTCAAGAATGAAACGGTCATAGGCGGCTTGCCATTGGGCAAGGGTCATATCCCCGGTGCGGGCGATACCGTGGGAAGCGCGCCATGCGGCGAAGGCGTCAGCAATGGCATCCCCGGCGTTGGCGCGGGTCAGGGCGTTTTTCAGGTCGTTACGGGTCAGGGTGGTCATCTGGTCCTCTTGGGTTTCGGTTTCGGTCTTGGGTAGTCTGGTCCCCCTATTACGCGAAGACCGGGACCGGGCACAAGAGGGGGGACCGGATTTTTTCCAGATTTTTTCGGGGTGCGTTTTGAGGGCCACAAGCCCGGGGCGAGGGCAAGGGTGGGGACAGGGGTGGGGACAGGGGGACCGGGATTGATCGGCTGGGTCTCTGGCTTTGCCGGGACCGGGGGCCGGGAATTGCGGGGACCGGGGACGGGGAATTGCGCGGTCCCGGTCCCCGGGCGCGCGGGGCGCTGGGACCAGAGACCGGGCCGGGCCGGGTGGATCAAGACCCGATCAAGAAACTTCCTTACCGCAAGTAGGACAGTTTGGGTCGGGCCATCCTCCCCGAAAGCTTCCTTACGCCAAGTCGGACAGTTCGGATCGGGCCATCCTCCCGAGGGTCCTCACAGGGACGGCGCGGGCACAGGCGTAGGCGGGCTGGCCGGATCAAGGCTGCGATACCTCTGGCGGTCCTCGGCATAGGCCCCGGCGATGATCGTCAGGACCGCGGCAGACAGGTGCCCGCGCAGGGCGGCTCTCTGCGAAGCCGGAAGCGTGGCGAGGGCCACCTCCACGGCGTCGGCGGATTTGCGGGCGAGGACCCCGAGGGCGCTCAGGTCCCGGTCGAGTTGGCTGTCAGGCATCGGTCTCTCCTTGGTTACAGTTTGTATTCTCTTCGTAATTACCCCGGGGGTCGTTCATATGGGGTATGTGGTAGGGGTATGTTCCCCGTAGGGGGGAACATACCCTACATAGGTATGTAAACCTATGTATTACATACCCTACATACCCTCCCAAAAAACCCTCTTTTCGTAACAAGTCATCACTAAAACTCCTCGAACGCCGGGGATTTCACCCCATCCGGGGCGACCTCCCAGCCGTGTTTTTCGACCAGTTGCTTGTCCAGTTCCCGCCTCAGTTCAGAGGGGGTCGCCTTCCTGCCGGTCGCTTTGTAGCGGTCGGTCGCCTCCGCGATCAGGGTCTCCCGGTCCACCCAACCGTTGACCGGGGCCAGCGCGTCGTAGGCTTCCTTCAGAGCGACCGACATGCCCCGGCTCGGGCTGATGACCTGCGTAGGTCCCGCGCGCTTCGCCTTCCGCACGATCAGGGTGGACACCTCGTCCCCATCCGCGTCCTGCCCGAAGACGTGCTTGTCCAACTCGAACCAGTAGGTCTGGCCGTCCGGTCCGCTGCGGTTCTTCTCGATGAAGACCCCGCCCCGCATGGCTCCTTGATCCCGGAAGACCCGCCAGACAAACTCCGAAGCCGCGCCCAGCGCACTCGATCCCCGCGCACCACGACCCTCGTCCTTGCCTTCATGGTGAACCACCGCCACCACCGCCCCCAAAGACCGCCAAACAACCTCCATGCAATCAATGAAACCCGTCATTTCACCAGTCGAGTTCTCGTCCCCGGCCATGTTGCGGTTCAGCGTGTCCACCACGACCCCGCGCACGGGGCGTCCTCTCGCCCTGCACCACCGGACAAACTTCTCGGCCTCTTCCCGCGCCGCGTCCCCCAGCCCCCACCCGAAGGACACGGCGTAGAAGGCCACATTCAGCGGCATGGGGCCGTTCTCCCCGATCCAGCCGGCCAAACGCCGCTTCAGTTCCACCGTCCCGCCTTCCGAGGACACATAAATCCAGTCCCCATCCCGGGCCTTGTTCCGGTGCCCGTGCCAGTCCCACCCGTTCGCCAGCCGCAGCCACAGGTCCATGACCACGAACGACTTGCCGATCCCCGTTGCGCCGTAGATCAACCCCATCCCGACCTCGGGGACCAAGCCCTTCAGGACCGAGGCCGACATGACCAGCGGGTCGAACCCTGCCATGCCTCCCGCGACCACTTCGGCCCCCGCCATGCGCTTCTGGAAAGGCCCCAAGACCTTCTCTTCCGCAGCAGCGTCCACCGCCGCGTCTCCGAACAACTCCCGGGCTTCCCGCTCCTTCGCGCTCGGGGCGACCCCCTCGTCTCCCCCCACCGCTCCGAAAGTTCCGGCCACCGCGGCCCGGGCTTCCTTCGGGAACTCCGCCCGAAGCTTCGACGTGAACTCTTCCGGGTCCCGGTCCTCACAGTGGCCGTGGTAGCATTTCCACGCCCCATCCCCCAGATAGGCCGTCCCGGACGTGTCGCCCCCCGTGTGTTCCGACACCCACGGGCAGATTACATGCGCCAGTCCCTTCGCAGCGTCCACCGACAGGACCGACCCCGCACTCTGAAGGGTCTGCCAAATCCAGTCCCCGCCATCCAGTCCCGACCCGTTCAGGCCGTTCCACAGGGCGGCTCCCAGATCATCAGGGGCCGCGTCCACCTCTGCCCGGACCCCATAGGCCGCGGCCAGCGCCTCAAGCCGATAGGTCACCCCCGGGTTCCATTCCAGCAGCCGGTGTTCGAACCCCCCGGCCCCATACTTGGCCTTCGTGTTCCGCCCCACGGGAAGCCTCACATACCTAGTAACGCCCTTCATGCCGGGGTCTGAACCATCCGAGACCAGTCCCGACTTCACCAGCGCGTCCAGAAGCGCGTTGACCTTTCCGCCACGGGTCTCCGGCCCTTCCAAGAGATACCCCACCTGACAGTTGCCCGGCGAGGTCTCCAAGACCCACGTCGGGACCGCCGCCACCTTCCCCGAAGAGACCTTGGCTGTGCCCGCACCCGCAGTCCCAACCCCCGCGTCCCGCCAGTCCACGTCATCCAGCACCACGACGACGGCGCGCTCGAACAGGGCTTTCTTCCGGTGCTGTCTCCCCGTCTTCGGGTCCACCCCGAAGACCGAAATCGTGAAGAAGTTGTTGGACCCGGGCAGACAGTAACTCAGCCCGTGCTTCGCCGCCGCTCCGCCCCAGAGGTGCCGCAGCCCCAGCCCGTTCAGGGACAAGGGGTCTTCCGGGAAACCCGTCACATGGGCGCGCTGCCAGTCCTTCCCAAAGAGCGTCCGAAGGAAATCCTCATTCGACAGGGTGATCTTGCGCGGTTGACGGCCCCCCGTGGGGTCTCTATCTTCCTTGGCAGGCATCGGGGTTGGTCTCCTTCTCTCTGGTGTTTTTCGGCAGGCGCACAGGTCTGTTGGACTTTCTTGGGTGGCTCCAGCAAACGCCGGAAGGGACAGGCCCCTTCCGGCGTTTCGCTATTCAAGCGGATGACGGACCTCTTGGCAACGGCTTGACTTCCCCCTCGACCCGCTACATCTTGCCCCTCGCAAGGGGACGGGTTTTTCTGGTAGCGCGGTTGGTCCTGCGCTGTTGGGTTTCGGGCCTGACCCCTTGCGCCCCCTCACCCTCACTTGCGATACCTGTCCCCGAACCAGCCGTCGGCTCCGATAGGCAGTCCCGCAGCCCACTTCGGCACGACCAGCATCTTCCGCTCCACCTCCCGGAACTCGGCTTCCCCGTCCACCTCGACCAGCAATTCGTCATGGACCGAAACCAGCACCGCATGGCCAGCCTCCGAGACCCGCAGGAAGGCACTGGCCATCAGGTCCCGCGCCACCGCCTGCGTGATGTTCTCGACCAGCTTGCCCCCGTAGGTGTCGATCCGGGTCCATTGCTTCGTGTATTGGTCCACGCCCATATAGCTGACCACATCCTTCCCGAAGTTGCCCACCCGGACCTCCGCGTCCCGGTAGACCAGCTTGCGCCCGCTCGGAAGCTGCACCTTCAGGTGACCGTCCCGGGGATCGAACAGGAACTCGCAGCGCCCGGCCCGGAAGGCCACGCCGGGCTTCCCCATGGCCCGCAGCGCCGCGTCCTGCACGTCCCACCACAGCTTCACGATCAGGGGGTTGCCCTCGCGCCAGTCCAGCTTGATCTGCTCGGCTTCGTCTTCAGCCATGACCAGCCCGTAGTTGGCCCCCATGGTCAGGAACGCGCCCGCTCCCCCTTGGTAGCCCAGCGCCAGCACCGCGACCTTGCCGATCTGGCGCTGGGCTTTGGTCACAGCACTCTCGGGGACCCCGAAGATACGGGACGCGGCCACCACATAGACATCCCTGCCCGACAGGAAGACATCCAGAAGCGCCCGGTCCCCGGCCAGCCATGCGATCACCCGCGCCTCGATCTGGGCGAAGTCCACCGAGGCCAGTTTCTTCCCCCGGCGAGGGACCAGACACCCGCGCAGGACCGAACTCAGGGCCTCAAGGACACTCACCCCGAAGAACATCCTCAGACCAGCGGCGTCTCCGCCTCCAAGGATGAAATCCACCAGCAGGTCCGGGTCCTTCACGGTCCCCCGCGGGTAGTTCTGCACTTGGGGACCGCGGCCCGCCCAGCGCCCGGTCCTGAAGGCCCCGTAGTAGGTGGTCAGCCCCCGCATCCGGTAGCCCGTTCTCGGGCTGGACGACCAAGCCTCCATCGACTTCAGCTTGGCGACCGAACTCTTCGCGGCTTCCTGACGGATCGACAAAGCCGCCCGCACCGCAGGGTTCCCGGTCTTGGCGATCCACGCGGCCAGTTGGTCCTTCCCGAGGGAAGTCACCCGAGGCTCGAACGTCTTTACCCACTTCAGGAGTGCGCCCACGGCGCGGGTGTTGGGGACCTCGCCCGCCGTCAGCCCCTTCATCTGCTCGTCCAGCCGCGCCGTCTCTTCCGCCGCCAGCACCTTCATGGCTCCGGCCAGCTTCCGGTCGAAGCCGATCCCTCTGTCCATGGCCCGGGCGTCCCAAAGCCAGACCCGGCGCTCCGCGTCCCGCATGGGCGGCAGCGCCCCCAGAATGGTCCTCTCCGTCCGCACGTCCTGCCGGCAGTAGTTCACCAGCCGCGCAAGGCGCAGCGGGTCCGTCTGGTCCCACCATTCCAGACCCCCACTGGCCAAGACCGTCCGGGGACGGCTCATTCGCAGCATCAGGGCATGGCCGTCCTTGTCCTTCTGGACCCCCAGCTTCGGCATGGCTCCCGCAGCCATGTCCAGAGACAGCGGCAGTCCTTGGTTGGCCGCGACCGCCATGGTGTCCACGACCTCTTCCAGCCGCAGCGCCGGGGCCTTCCAGCCCGGGAACTGCCGTGTCAGGACCCGGTTCCAGATCAGCCATTCGAAGGTCACGTTCCAGCCGCTGACGGTCCCGCCAGAGGCCACCCAGCCCAAGAGGTCCCCGGGCATCGGCTGGCCCTCCCACCACGCCTGCACCGGCTCCCCGGGCAGTTGCCAAGCCATGCAGATGACCCTTGTCGAAGGGTGTTCGGCGTAGTTGAAGGCTCCGACCTTCTTCAGGTCGGCTTGCGATCCCGTTTCGAAGTCCAGAGACGCGATGTGTGTCAAGTCCATGGGTTGGTCCTCAAGAGGTTTCGGGGTCTCTCACGAAAAGGGCGGAACCTTTCGGTCCCGCCCTCTCCTTCACTGTCCCTGCCGGGGTCAGAACGGAAACTCTCCGTCGTCGTCCCCGCCCCGGGTGTTGTTGTCGTCTTCGTCCATGCCGTCCACCGCGTCGAACTCGTCGCGGCCCTTGCGGCGGTTGTCGATCCGCTCGGTCTTGAAGGACGTGACCTGCACGTTGTTCAGGCCGATGGACACGCCCTTGTTGCCCGACTGGTCATAGGCGAAGGCGTTGTAGGTGATCCGACCCAGCATCCCGGGGTAGCAGTCCGAGGCCACCACGTCCTGCAAGCGCCCGTCAAGAACGTCGGGCTTCTGCTTCGACCACGGGGAAATGAAGATGTCCCCGTCCTTGAAGCCTCCGAGGTGAGACTTCTCGCCCGCGTCCCGGAACGGCATCCTGATCTGGCCAGCCTTAATCATGCCTTCGGCCTTGGCCCCCCACTTGGCCACCGCCGCGTCCATCGCGGCTTTCTTCATGGCCTTGTATTCCGGGGTTTTCTGCGCTGCCGCGTCGAAGATCAGCGTCAGGGAAAACCGCTCTTCCCCACCGGGGGACGCGGCCTTCGGCACGAAAAGGTGAGGGAAGGAAATCACCCCGATGGGGGAAAAGTTCGCGTTGGCCATGCTGGCCCTCCTGTTTCAGTCTGGTTGAGTGCTGCGCGGGGAAACCCCCGGCAGGTAGTCACCCTGCCCCGGTTGGGGCAGGGAAGTCAATCACGGTCCCTGTGACCGTCCACCACGCCCCGCTCGGCCCGGCGCAGGTGCATCATCAGCAGGTCCCGGGATACCCGCTCCCCGCAGGACGGGGACCCGGGTATGGGTAATTTCACCTCCCGCCCGTCGGCCAGCCTCACTGAAACCTTCGCGTGTTTCCGACCGTAGACCAGCGCGAGGACCTTGTGTCCCCGCGCCTCTATAGCCCCCAGCAGCATCCGATGAAGGGCTTTATGGTTCACGATCCGGTCTCCCCAAGCTTGCGGGTCAGCCATGCGATCTTGCGCCGTGCGGCCACTTTCGGGTCCCGGATATGCTCCATCCCATGCGCGGCGGCTTCGGCCCCCGAGGACCAGCACGGGGTCTTCGGGGCGTAGTCCCAGACGCTCGGGTCTGCCTTCCCGATCCGCAGCGCGAGAAGGTTCTCCGCGCCATGTGTGGCCAGCCAGCCGCCGCAGATGCAGCCGTCCTTCTGGTGGCACATGAAGAGGCCGATGGCCCCCGCCATGGCCTGATCCCCTAGGTCCCCGTCATACTTCGGCAGCTTGGCATACTCCGATGGGTGCCAGATGCCTGAAGGCACGTCCTTGCGGTAGGGGCAGGTCACGCAAGGCTCCTTGGCGGGCTTCGGTAGGGACCGGCTCATTTCGGTCCCCCGAACTCGCGGATGAAGTCTTCCCGGGCTTGCCGGAACACCGCCCTACGACCAGCAGCCGTCTCCGGGTCACACGCCCCGGCGAAAACCTCTTCCTCTTTCAGCGCCAGAAGCGCGTCCAGTTCGCGGACAAACCCCGAGGGGTTTTCCGGTTCTCCCAAAGGCGGCAAGCTGTTGATGTTGAAAACGAAAACGACCTTGTTCACAGCGCGGTCTCCTTCGCGGGCCAGATGCACTCGGCCTCCATCCACTCGGATTGGTCTTCCTTGTGCCACGTCCGGGCGGCAACCGTTCCGCCCGCCTCTTGGCACTCACCGATGATCTTCATAAGGCGCTTGCCCCTCTTGGTGGTGACCCATGTGGGTTTCCCATGTTTTTCGCGGCGCTCCGTCATGGGCACAACCGCATGAAATCGTTCAGGCATTTGGCTTTCTCTCCTTGGGCCAGTCGTTAAACCGTAACAACATGTAATCAAATTGCGCTTGACCTGTCAACTCGAATATCGCACAACCTGTCACAACACCTCCCGCTGCACAGGAAAACTTTCGTGGCCAACCCTCTCGTCAAATGGAACCTGCCCCTGATCCTGCGCGAGACCGGGGGGCCGACCGACCTCCATGCGAAGCTGGTCGCCGCCGGGCATGAAATCACCCAGCCCGCTGTCAGGGCTTGGTTTCGGCGCGGGAAAATTCCCGCCGACTGGATCGCCGCCATCATCAACGTGACCGGGGCCGACCCGGCCAAATGGACCATCAACGAGAAGGATCAGATTTTTGGATAACGCCAAGCACCCCAACTTCGGCAAGGGCCGGGACGAAAACCTCGCAGCCCTCGACGCCGCCGCGTCCAAGCTGCACGGGCGGAACAACGCTCTCGGCGGTCTCCTGCGCGAACGGCGCTCCACCCATGGGGACTGGATCGCGCAGTCGGCCACGGCAGAAATCCTCTTCCAGACCATCATGGTCCGGGAACCCGAACTGTCGGCCAGCCAAAAGCAGGCCATCCACATGATCTGCACTAAACTCTCCCGCATCGCCTGCGGGGACCCCGACGAGGTTGACCACTGGCGGGACATCGCGGGCTATGCGGCCCTTGCCGCAGACGCCATCCCGGTTGACGCGACGACCGCAGGACCCGTGGGGCTTGAGCCTTGATCGTGGCCGGTATCGACCCCGGGGCCTCGGGGGCCATCGCTGTCCTGCGGGACGGCATGGTGACGGACCTGCACGACATGCCGACGGGCAAGATCACCGTGGGCAAGACCACCCGCGACCGGATCAGTCCCGAACTTCTGGGCGACCTGATCCGGTCCCTGATGCCCGTGGACGTGGCCTACATCGAAGAGGTCACGGCCATGCCCAAGCAGGGGGTCTCTTCGGTCTTCACCTTCGGGCAGGCCCACGGGATGATCCTCGGGGCTTTCGCGGCCATGGGGGTCAGGATCGTCAGGGTCCGTCCCCAGACGTGGCAGGCGGCAACGAAATCGCGCGGGGACCCCCGGGTCCGCGCTCTCGAACTCTACCCGGCGCAGACCCCGCACCTGAAGCGGGTCAAGGACGCAGGCCGGGCAGATGCCATCCTCATTGCCCATTATGGGCACACCCTCGAAAGGACCAACCCGTGAGCCAAGAAAGAACCTTCGTCAACGTGATCGTCGTGGACGAGAAGCCCGGGAACGGGGACGAGACCTTCATTCAGACGGCCCTCCTTGGCCAGATCAAGATGAAGGTCGCGGAACTCATGTCCTTCGTCGCCGGGGGCGTCGAGCAGTCCCGCGCGCACCCCGGGTCCTGCAACCCTCACGCCCTCATGCTGACCGGGCTGGGGCAACTCTATGTGAACGGGCTGCACTTTCTGGCGACCACCGAACACCGCGCCGAGTTCGCAGAAGAGGTCCGCGACCTCTTCGAGAACCTGTCCCGCGAGGTCGAGAAGGCCGAAACCATGAACGAGGGCGGGGGGACCGCGTGAACCTCTTCCCCTACCAAGAGGAAGGCGCGGAGTTTCTGGCCTCGAAGCCCGCCGCGCTTCTGGCCGACCAGCCGGGCTTGGGCAAGACTGCCCAAGCCATCGTGGCCGCGCGCCGGGTCTTCGGGCGCGGCTACAAGTCCACGCGCATCTGCATCATCGCGCCGAAGACGGCGCTCGAGAACTGGTCCCGGGAATGGTCCCGCTGGTGGCCGGGGACCTTCAAACCCACCATCATCAACTACGACCTCCTGAGCATGGCCACCCAGACCCGGATCGAGTTCAACCAGACAAAGTGGGACCTTATCATCTGCGACGAGGCGCACCGCCTGAAGAACCCCGGCTCCAACCGGACGAGGGTGATCTACACCCGCGTCCTGAAGCAGAAGGTGAAGCCCCGGGTTTGGCTTCTGACCGGGACCCCGGCGCGCAACCACGCGGGCGAACTCTGGTCCCACCTCCGGGCGCTCCGTCCCGACCTGATCCACGACCGATCTGGCCGGCCCATGACGCTGCCGCAGTTCGAGGACGCCTATTGCAAGGTCCAGACCGACAACTTCGGGGGCCGGGTCATCCGGGGGTCGAAGAACCTGAAGGAACTGCGCGAGAAGTTGGTCGGCGGGGGTTTCATGCTCCGGCGCATGAAGAAGGATGTCCAGTCCGAACTCCCTGATCTGGTCTTCGATGACTACCCACTGACGGGGACCACGGTGACTTCGGTCCCGGGCATGGCCAAGCTGGGCATCGGGGAAGACACTCCGCTGGACGACGCCATCGCCATCCTGCGCCGGGAAGAAACCCACCTCTCGACCGAACGCCGCGTGACGGGTCTCCTGAAAGCCTCCTTTGTGGCGGAATATGTCACCGACGAACTGGACGCCCCGGGCAAGGTGATCGTCTTCTACCACCACACCGAGGTCGGGAACATCCTTCAGGAAAGGCTCTCCCCCTTCAAGCCCGCCCGGGTCGAAGGCGGGACCAAGAACCCGCAGGGGCAGGTGGACATGTTCCAGACTGACCCGGACTGTCAGGTCTTTTTGGGGCAGATCACCGCCTGCGGCGAAGCCCTGAACATCACGGCGGCAGACCGGGTGTTCTTTGCCGAGAGTTCGTGGACCATGGCCGACAACTACCAAGCGGCTTGCCGCGCTCACCGGATCGGCATGGGGAACCATCTGACCGTGAAGTTTCTCTATCTGCCGGGAACTATGGACGAAATTATCCAAAGGGTTGTCTCTCGAAAAGCCCGTGAAATGGGGGAGTTGTTCGATTGAGCAAGGTTGTTGACATTACCGGCCAGACCTTCGGGCAGACCACCGCGCTTCGGATCGTCGGGCAGGGACCCACGGGACAGCGCAAATGGCTTTGCCGTTGCGTCTGCGGGACCGAACACGTCGCTTTCGGGAACAACCTTCGGAAGGGAAACACGAAAAGCTGCGGGTGCTTCCGCCGAGCGTTCTCGAAGGCGGTCAACCTGACCCATGGGGAGACCGGGACGCGGCTTCATCGCATCTGGAAAAAGATGCGTGGCCGCTGCCGATCAAGCCCGTATTACGCCCCGAGGGGCATCAAGGTCTGCCCGGAGTGGGAAGACTTCGTGGTCTTCCGGGATTGGGCGCGGGCCAACGGCTATGCTGACCATCTGACCATCGACCGACGGGATAACGACGGGGACTACACCCCGGGCAACTGCCGGTGGGCGACGTGGACCGAGCAGGCCAACAACACCCGCAGAAACAAGCGAACTCTTTGATTGAAAAGGAAAACCACCATGAAACTGACCTTCGAGGGCGAAACCCTGACCGAACTCGTCCAGCAGATGCAGGGCTTCCTTGTGGAGACCGGCAACTGGTGGAACGCGCCTTCGCCCGCGCCCGTCCCGGACGAGGTTCCCGGGATGGAAAACCCGACGCCCACTCCCGCTGCGGAAGAGGAACCCGTCAAGCGCAAGCCCGGGCGTCCCAAGAAAACCCCGCCCACCGCGCCTATCGTGGGGACCGCGCCGGAAGAGGAACCCGAGGTTGAAGAACCCGCTCCGCCCGAGGAAGAAAAGGTCTCCGAGGAAGAGAAGCACCCTCTCGACTTCGACGCGATCCGCAGCGCGGCCATCACCAAGCTGATGACCGTCTACAACATGGGCGGGGCTTACTCGACGAAGGTGAAGGGCGTCCTGAAGGAGTTCGGCGTGGCCAAGTTCGCAGAGGTCCCCGACGAGAAGCTGAATGACCTCCTGACCCGCGCGGTCGAACTGGAAAGCGAGGCGGCTTGATGGTCGTCCATTCCAAGATCGGTCCCAGCGCCCTTGGCAGGCTTCTCGCCTGCCCGGGGTCGCACAAGCTTTCGGCCACGAAGCCCCCCGGCGCGTCGAGTTCCTATGCCGCGCAGGGGACCGTGGCCCATGCCCTGATCGAAGAGCGTCTCGCGGGGACCGCAGTCCTCGAACCCGACATTGGAGACACCATCACCGAAGAGGGCCACGAAATCACCGTGGACGAAGACCTTCTGGACGGCGTGGACCAGATGGTCCGGTTCTGCGAGGAACTGAAGGAAGGGGCCACGAAGGTCTGGGTCGAAGCCCGCGTGGACCTTGCGCCGCTCTGGGGCGGGGACCCACCGGAACCCATCTTCGGGACCGCAGACTTCGGGGCCTACCACCCCAAGACCGACACCCTCTACGTCGTGGACTACAAGCACGGGAGGCTGTCCGTCAGCGCGGAGACCCCGCAGACCCGGGCCTATGGCCTTGGGATGGTCTATGAACTCGGGTTCACACCCACCAACGTCGTGCTGGTCATCATTCAGCCCCGGGGGCAGGACCGGGACCCCGTGAAGATCAGCGCCCTGACCGGGCTGGACCTGATGATCTGGGCCAACGAAGTCCTGAAGCCCGGGGTGGACGCACTCTTCGGGTCGGCTCCGCCCCTGATGACCGGGGACCATTGCCGCTTCTGCCCGGCCAAGGTGGATTGCCCGGCGCTCCACGAACTGGCCAAGCAGGCCGCGCGCACCGACTTCTCCCATGTCCCCCCGGACCCGATGACCTTCACGCCGGCAGAACTGGCGCATGTCCTGAACAACGCAGAGGTCATCGCTCAATGGATCGAAGCCGTCCGCGCAGAGGCTTCGGGACGGATCGAAAAGGGGGTCAAACTCCCGGGATGGAAGCTGGTTCCGAAGCGGGCCATGCGGCGCTGGTCGGACCCCAAGGCGGCGGAAAGCATCGCGCAAGGGTCCCCGCAGGCGTTCCAGACCAAGCTTCGGTCCCCGGCCCAGATCGAAAAGCTGGACAAGGACCTCTACGAGGATTTGGTCGAGCGGAGGCTGGTGGATGCCTCTTCCTCGGGGACCACGCTGGTCCCGGACATGGACCCCCGCGCAGCCATCCAGAGCCTCTCCGGGCGGGACGAGTTCGCGTCCTCTCCCATTGACGAACTCACGGGGTCGTGACAGCGTGAAAGCCCGGGGCCGAGACCAATCCCGACCCTTCCCACAACAGCAAGGACCCCCACCATGAAAACCCTTCTCTCTTCTGTCGCTGCGCTCCTGATGCTTTCGGGCGTCTCGCTGGCAGGTGACAGCCTCGAAGCCTCTGCCGGGTCGAACGCCGGGCAGGAAAGCACCACCCTCGGGGGCGCTGGCTCCCTTGGCAACGGCGTGGCCCTTTCCGGCTCGTCGGTGGACAGCAAGCAGTATTCGGCGGGCGTCGGCGTTGCCGGGTCCATCGGCGGCGGCGGTGCTGGCATCGGCGGCGCGGCCACCTCGACCGTTGCCACGGGCAAGGTGAACACCGCGAACTTCGGGGCGTCTGCCGGTCAGGCTGGCGGCTTCTCCGGCTCGGCCACGGGCGGCGGTTCTTCGGCCAAGGCGAAAGCCAAGACCAAGAACAAGTTCTGACCCGTGCGGGACCGGGCGGTCCCCCTCCCAATGCCGCCCGGTCCCTGAC